CTGATGTTGCACTGCTATTTACTGGCAGTGTTGATGCTACAACTAGTGCTTCAGCATCTACATTTTATGGCAAATGTAATGCTGATGGAACCACTGCAGATTTTATTGGAGATATTGCTGAATGTTTGATCTGGATAAGAGCTTTAAATGGATCAGAAGTTTCGGCAGTAGAACATTATATAACGAATAAGTGGGTAGTGTAATTTAATTGCCATTATGCCACCTTGGCAATGGAATCCCCTTGACACCACCAAGAAACCGTAGTATGATAAATAGGTAAACAAATGTTACGGAACTTAAATATTCCTTTAACATTGTCTTTCCTGCCGTTTGACCGAGACTAGGCAGGGTTACCAATCCGTCTCTCATATCCAGTCTTAGGGTGACTGGAGCATAGTATCTCCACCATTTCCCTGATGGTCTTACTAACTGCTTAAAAAATGACTGCTACAATTTCACAACAAAAACAACTGAATACTTGGGAACAATTCTGCAACTGGGTCACATCAACCGATAATCGTCTTTATGTCGGTTGGTTTGGAGTCCTAATGATTCCTTGCCTGCTTGCTGCTACTACTTGTTTCATCATCGCCTTTATTGGCGCACCTCCCGTAGACATTAACTAATCGGTGTCCCTTACTCGTAAGAGTATTGACGAAACTGGGTGAAATGCTGGAAACCGAAAGGCAATCAGCAGCCAAGCCTCAAGTACACTTGAGGAAGGTTCAGAGACTACCTGAGGGGTTTAGTCCCCTTAATAACAGGTTTAAGCGCCCAGCCCCTTCTATGAAGGGTGAAGATATAGTCCAAACTTCACAGAGTAATCTGTAATAACCTAAGTCTTATGATATGGTTGTTTGTATGAAGTTGCGACGGGATTCGTGAACCAGTTGCTGGTTCACTCATGTACGGAAACAACATCATCTCTGGTGCTGTGATTCCGTCGTCCAATGCTATTGGACTGCATTCGTAATAGGAGTGCCTTATATCAGTAATGGTATAAGCAAATCGGGTGAATTGCTGGAAACCTAACCCAGTAAAAGGATAAAAGTGTATAAATAGTAATATGGAAAACACTTCTATCCTAATGACCTTATACGAACAGTTTATTGAGTATTGTAAATTAGAAAACTTTGATAGTGAAGTTTTTGAGAAACATCATATAGTTCCAAAACATTGTGGCGGAACTGATGATAGAGATAATCTAATTTACTTACCTCCACATATTCACACACTCGCACATTATTATCGTTGGTTATCATTACAAGAAATAGGTGATAAAGTTGCCTACGAAATGAGATGGAACCAAAATATTGAAAGTGTGAAACTTCGTTCTCAACTTGCTGTTAATAGTAATAAAGAAAAAGGTAATCTTTTTTGGAATACTGAATGGCAAAGAGAACAAGGACTAAAAGGTGGAATAAAAGGAGGTTCTGCTAATACTCAAAATCAGTTTCTTGCTAGACAAAAAGTTGGTAAAACTTATGGAAAGCAAGTTGGTCTTTCAAGGCAAAAAAATGATTTAATAGAAGTATTAAAACATTCAACTACTTGGAAACATAAAACTGGAAAAACTGTCATTCTTCCTCCACAGGAAAGTGTTTCTAAAATATGTGAGGAACTTCAAAGAATTGAATACTTTGATACTCCAAACAAAGCACTTTTAGGAAAACTTATTCGTGGTGAAAAGAAACAACTTTATGGATGGTCTTTTACTGGTATGGCAATCAGCAGCCAAGTCCCAGATACATCTGGGAAAGGTTCATCGACTACCTGAGGGGTTTAGTCCCCTTAATAACAGGTTTAAGCGCCCGACACCCTCAATTTAGGGTGATGATATAGTCAGCACTATAAGGAAACTTATGGAGTATGTGTTCTATCCAATCTGGGAAGCTGCTTCCCTAGATGAGTGGCTCAACTAAAATAGGGTCACTATAAATCGGGTGAACTGCTGGAACCCTAAGTCTTTTATAGATAAGGCAATCAGCAGCCAAGCCACAGACGATACTTCTGTGGAAGGTTCAGAGACTAGTCGGTTCAACAAGCGTGTTGAGTAATACGACATTAGCGCCCGACACCTTATGAAGATAATAAGGTGAAGATATAGTCCAGTCCATATGGAAACATATGGTTCCCCCGACTGCTATAATGGGGGTCCTTTTCAACTTGTAGTTTTCCACTTCCTCATCGGCATCTATTGCTATATGGGTCGTGAATGGGAACTCTCATACCGTCTTGGTATGCGTCCTTGGATTATGGTTGCTTACAGCGCACCCGTTGCTGCTGCTTCTGCTGTATTCCTGGTCTATCCTTTCGGTCAAGGTTCTTTCTCTGATGCGATGCCTCTGGGTATCTCTGGTACTTTCAACTACATGCTTGTCTTCCAAGCAGAACATAACATTCTGATGCACCCCTTCCATATGCTTGGAGTTGCTGGTGTGTTCGGTGGTTCTCTGTTCAGTGCTATGCACGGTTCTTTGGTTACTTCCTCACTGGTTCGTGAAACCACTGAGAACGAGTCACAGAACTATGGTTACAAGTTCGGTCAAGAAGAAGAGACTTATAACATCGTTGCTGCACACGGTTATTTCGGTCGCCTTATTTTCCAATATGCTTCCTTTAATAACTCCCGTTCGCTGCACTTCTTCCTTGCTAGCTGGCCTGTAGTTGGTATCTGGTTTGCAGCTCTTGGTGTGAGCACCATGGCCTTTAACCTCAATCGTCGGGGTCCCGTCCTAGCAATTTGACGGTAAACATCGGGTGAACTGCTGGAAGCCCTCCATAAATGGGTAATCAGCATCCAAGCCTTAGATACATCTAAGGAAGGTTCAGAGACTACCTGAGGGGTTTAGTCCCCTTAATAACAGGAATAAGTGCCCGACATCCTTCTGGGATGAAGATATAGTCCACTCCATAAGAATGGTAAACTTATGGGTTCAGTGCAACGGTTTCAACTTCAACCAATCCCTTGTTGATTCTCAAAATCGTGTAATCAATACTTGGGCTGATGTTCTTAATCGTGCCAATCTCGGTTTTGAGGTAATGCACGAAAGGAACGCACATAATTTTCCTTTGGACCTTGCTAGTGTAGAAGCAACTCCTGTTGCTCTCACTGCTCCTTCTATCGGTTGATAAAATTGAGACCCTTTACGGGTCTCTTTTTTTATGTTATAATGGAGTTTAATATTTTATAAATAGTTAAAAGTTTGAATACCATAATGAGAACCACGAAAATTTGTAGAACCTGCACACAAGAACTTCCTATTTCTGATTTTAGGGAAGGTCGTAGAAGGTGTTTAAGATGTGAGGAAAAAACTTATGCTGAAAACTGGGCAAGTAAAACTCATATTATCTGTAATAAATGTGGTGTAGAAAAACTTATTTCCGAATATTATAAGGGACATAAGAGGTGTAAGGATTGTTATAGTAATGACTATAAGAATAAGAGACCTTCTTATGATGATAAGAAAGACTATATGTTAAAGTATACTTATGGTGAAGATTTTGGATTAGAACAATATAAAAATATTCTTCAAGAACAGAATGAACTATGTGCTATTTGCTTAAATCCAAATACTAATGGTAGGAAGGATAGTAATAATCTCTATGTTGACCACGACCATAATACTGGAAAAGTTCGGGGACTTCTTTGTAGCAACTGCAATAGAATGCTTGGATTGGTAGGTGATAATATAAGCACCCTATCAAATGCAGTTAAATACCTACAAAAGCACCAATAAAATGCTCCTAATCCTCACAAGTTTCATAGCATTCGGTATCTTTCTTTTTCTAATGTCCGTCACACAAGACTTATGAAACGCAGTGTATTTGCTATACTTTTTCTCTTATTCTTTGTTCATATTCCAAGTCAAAATAAAACACTTAATAATTATGGGGTGAAGGATAGGACAGTAACACCTACTGTCATTAGTAATGTTGTTTCAATTAATCCTGTTTCAAAAGAATTCACATATCAAAAATTAGAAACTTTAATTCCTTATATTAAGAAAGCAAGTAAGCAGTTTAATATTCCAGAGAATGTAATTGCAGCAGTTCTTTATGAGGAAATACTTCATCGCAAACCAGTGGATCTAAAAACTTTTGGTGTGGCGCAACTTGGAATCAAAGAACTTGTTACGCAGGGTCTCCCTCCAAAACAAGAACTTTTGGAAGATGATGAGGTATCTGTATGGTTACTCGCAAGTAAACTTCGCAGACTTCAAAACGAAACTGGGTCTTTAAAAGATGCTATTATTTTACATAATGGATATTATGATTATTATGATTCTGTAAGAAAGACTACAAAAGATCCAAAGATATTAATGCTATTATCCCAACAACAAAGATATACAACAATCTTAACGTGATTAGTTTAGAAACACCACACAAACTCGCAGAAATCATTAGAGATACTTGGCCAGGACTTTACAGACCACCAGTAAAGACTTATAATAATCAAAAGACTTCAAAGAATGAAAAAGTATAATGAAGAGTACTTCACAGTAAGAGAAAGAAGAACTCATAAAAAAATTTGTGATTGTGGTAGTTTTGAAGATGCAAAAATGATGATGCATCTGGATGGACCAAATCGTGAAATCGTAAAAAATAAAGCACTGATGAGTCCAGTTGTGGATGTTGAAATACCAAAGGCACTACCCACTACAAACATTACCGCAACAAATACACAGGAAAATGGTTGTGCTCCAAGAAAAGAACAACTATTAGATGCAGGAATGTTAAGACTTCCAGAGGATCAAAGGATTCCAGTTAATGCTAAATAACTTTCAGTTTTATAAATCTCATGAAATTTACAGTTTACTCAAAAGACGGTTGCCCATATTGCACAAAAGTTCAACAGGTGCTAGAGTTAGCAGAACTACAACATGTAGTCTATAAATTGAATACTAATTTTAGTAGAGAAGAATTCTATGCAGAGTTTGGAGAAGGTTCTACTTTTCCTCAGGTGATTGTCAATGATCAACACATTGGTGGTTGTTCTGATACTGTTCAATATCTGAAGGAGCAGAATTTGGTTTAATGGATAGCAACTTTCATGAAGTTTATAATGATGTTGAAAAAGCAATTGATTATGCTTTTAATGGGCAGTTTGTTTTAAAGTTTTATGACTATTTAAAGGTTCGTGGAACAAAGAGAATAGAAGTTGAGCAGTTTATTGAAAGTGCTACTGCTAGCGAAATCAGTAGTCTTGTAATGGATTTAGATGATTATCTTGAGGGTGGTGCTGACGAAATTCATAAACAACTTCGTGAAGGTTATGGACACATTCCCAAACCAGAAGCAAGAAAGATTCGTAACTACTTGTATGGCATCTTAGAGGATGCCTGGAAATATAGTCATGATAAACGACCAGGAAGAAGGAAAAAGCAAACTAAATAAATCAGAACCCCAGATTAATCGGGGTGTTGAGTTATTACTTAGGAATAGGAGGAAGAGATCACCAGAACCAAAAACTTTTCAAGTGAAGTTTGGTAAAATGATCTCTCTCTTCCGCAGAGAGTTTCATTTCTTTATAGAATTTCATTTTGATGTTAGAAAAAAATAAACTCTCTGGAGAAGAAAAATGGAAACAGCATATGTAATAACATTCACCGTAATGTTCACGTTGCTCTTTTTTATGACTGGGGGTATAATAGGATGGTTAGTGTATAGGCATTTATTGGAATCAAGACCTCCATATCTGCATCCAGAGTTCTTTGATGAAAACGGGCAGGTGATACCTGACGAAATAGTAAGTGTACGATTTGAAAATAGCGACTACGATTATGACTACGACGACGAAGACGAAGAAGAAGACTGATACTCCGATTGAAGATCTTCCAGTAAATCCGTTTACATTTGAAGTTTTAAATCTTGTATCAAAACAAAGCACAAATGCCAAAAAAGTAGAAGTGCTTCGTAAATATGATGATCCTTCTCTTAAGGCTGTTTTGATTTGGAATTTTGACGAATCTATAATTTCTCTTTTACCTGAAGGAGATGTTCCGTATGCAAGTGCTGAAGAG